TTACGCCGCTTGCCGGGGCAAGGCTCCATTGCGCTCGCAGAAGGCCCGCACGCCGGGCGGCATGCAGCCCGGCTCGCAACGCTTTGCAATGAGGCGAGCAATGTCCCTCGATGCGTCCCAAGCCCTGCCCACAAGAATGTTGTAGGCATCAACCCGGATCGGACGATCGTACTGCCCTGCGATCATCTGGCAGACGATTGTTTCCTGGTCCGCGTGCATGGGGTCGGTCTCGACGAGCGCGATCCCAAGTCGGCCGAAATCATTCAGCACGAGGTGGACTGTGGCGTGCATACGGCCATCCATCGGTTCGGCGGCTCAGACTGCAATTTTCACCATGGGTGACTATGGTAAAGACGATGAGTTTTTCTTTACGGTCAATTTATTGACGGCCCGGGGGAGTCAGCGGAAGACGCGGCTTCGGCCCTGAGGGCGCACTGCCTCGGTGGGAAACAGGCCAAGATTCAAGGCGCAAGGCCCGGTCAATCAGCAGCAGCTCGTGGCCGCGCGGAGAAAGCGTATCGGCTACTTGGTGCCGCTCCGAAGCAAAGCGTGCGCAACCTCAACGATTTGCCGGCGCTCACCCGGCTTCGCCTGGTCCCAGATAGACCATATGGCATCCGGGTCATTTGGATCCCGCATCAACAGGGAAGCGGGATCGGTCCCCAGCGCCTCGGCCAGCGCCTCGAGCATGTCCTGGGTGTAGCCTCTCTTGCCGCGCTCAAGCATCGACAGATGACTTGCTGTCATCTCCAGACGGCCTGCGAGCTGCTGGAGCGTCAGTCCGCGGTGGCGGCGCCACTCGCGGATGTAGGTCCTTGCTCGTTGGCGCTGCATCATGATTGCACACAATACCTCCTGAACGGCAAAAACGCAACAAGCTGAGAGTGTATTTTTTCACTTGCAGTGATTTTCACTCACAGCTACATTTTCACCAGATGATTCGAAATGCCGAAGCCGAAAGGGCGACGCCGAGCCCGATCGGCGGCGAGGCGATGCCGGACACTTCCATGATTGGGGGCGCGCTATGAACGAACACTGGCAATCCACCGACAACATCCTGAGAGCGGTGCGCCGCGAGCGCATACTTGATCTATGGGCGGCCGGGCTTGGGCAGGACGAGATAGCCGAACAGGTCGGAGAGTTTCGCAGCGCCGTAGGCTGGATTGTCGCGAGGGCGAGAGCGCTCGGCGACAGCCGGGCGACGCGACACGACAGCTTTGCGAATGCGTCGCGTCGCCTCCCGCCAACGGAGCAAACCAAAGTCGCCCGCATTCGGAGGAGGGTCGCTCGAGCAAAGGCAGGGACGAGATTCCCCGCATCGGTGAGCGAACTCTCGGCGCTCGCACGCGCCAGCGATGTGGCGATCACCAAATGCCCTCCTGGCATTCCATTTACCGGGATTCCCACTTGGGCGGGTCACCGTTGAATACAGGTTGCCCGCGTCTTCACCCGCTACGCATCCCAGCCGTGAACCCGCATCGTCGAGTCTTGCAGGGCCTGGGGTGTTCCGGTGATCCATCTCACGCAGAACGATCGCGGCCCGCGGCGCAATCGTCCTGGGCTCGCCCCCTCAAAGGCCGAACGTTGGAGAGAACTGGCTCTGCCCGTATCGGGAGAGCTTCATGCCGGAAAGAAAGCGCCGTTCTTACTGCCGGGCAAGGGTTATCGAGATGAATGCTGCCGAGCCGACCGAACTCGAGTTTCTGGCCCGCAACGTCGCGGGTGAGGAGAAGAAACGCGTCAAGGCTCTGGCCAAGCTCCTGGCGGATACCCGGCGGCGCGCAGGCGACGGCACCGAGCTAGGCGGGACACCGTTCACCATCCTGAAGCTTGCCAACAACCCGATCGGGCGACTGGTCGATTCAGGGAGGATCGGCGCCGAGGAACTACGTGCCGCCTCCGAGATTGCCGTCGCCTACTACAGCATCACCGGCGCACTGCAGATCAAGCCCGTCAATCTCGATCGTGTCGACTGCGGCTCGAGCGCGCAGCTCGGAACGGAAAGTCCTGCCCTCGCGCTCGCTCAACGGCGATTTCGGCAATTCTCCGATTTTTGGTCCCAGCGCGCCAAGCGCGGTGATCCAACCCTCGAGATCGTGATCCGGGCAGTAGTTGAAGAGAGGCCATTCTCGGCAATCGAGCGCGATGTTGGAATTCGGCATGGTGCGGCCGCAGGCGCCGTGGTGAGAGCGCTTCGTCACTACGCCGCGCTTGCTCGATGGGTCGATCCGAGCACCGCACAAACCTGGACCAGCGACGCGCAAAACGGATTCCGGCTGCGCCGCGATCGTTGACGTCGCCACGGTTGGAAGAAAACGTCTCAGTCGCCCATCCGGGGTGGCCCCGACCCCCTCGGGGGGCCCTTCGGGGAAAAGGGAGGGGATCGGGGCCTTGCTCTCTGGGGGACGAGAGTGTGCGAACGTTAGCTTGGCGCGAGCGCCGCGGCACCTAAAAACTTTGTCATCTTTGCAATCGTATTGCCGGCCGTCTTACGTCGACCGACAATTCCTTGCGACGCAAAGTGCCGGCGACAATGTCCAACCGATTGAGGCGACGCGCATTTGATGATTTCGGCGGCTGGCGCAGCTGGCGGGGCAACGGGAACTTCGAGGTCGATGCTCTTGCCCGTCGGCTGCGTCAATTTGACTGCTATGGTGTGACGCGGTCGGTTGACCGCGTGGCGGCAAGAGCGAGACGCTATTCACCGTCCCCCGGGGCCGTTTCGATTCGACGTCCAGTTTGGCTGCGGATGACAAGAGAGTGGGATTCTGCCCCGGTTCGTGCGGTGGGGCATTGCTCTGTCCGACGCCGGCGTGGCGTCACGGCGCCCGGCCTGCCGCGGCAGGAACTTCATTGGGCCGCTGTCGATTTCCGCATCGTCAGTAATTGGAGCATCCTCGCCTGTCGCGACCACAACGGCGACGCGCCTGCGTGACGATGCCCCCGGTCGGCCCTCGGGGCATCGTTGCGACCTCCCGACACTCCTGTCCGTGGTACCCCCACGGCCCGGCGGAGAGGGGCACTACCCAGCAGCACCATGATCAAATTGCCGGGTCCGGATGGTCCGAATCGACGAACAATGGCTCCACTCTGCCACGAGTTGTTTGCTGCACTTTTTTCATGGAAGAACGAATGGCGCGTGGGGGCATGGCTGAAGGCAATCAATGACGGCTTGGGGGTTGGCGGGTAACCGCAAGTGCCAATGGCTGGCGGGATCGACGATTGGCGTGGCGTGTCCGGTGTTTGGGTGATCCGGTGCGAATTGCGCTTGACAGGGGCGGGAGTGCTGACCATCTAGAAACAACAAGGTCAATGGTGCGGGCGAGGCCGGTGGGCGACGACACCGGCCTTGTTATTTTCGATGTGTCGTTACAGCAACAAAGCATCTTACAGCGCGTCCCAGTCATGTTGACCCACTCTCGGGCGTCATCGCCGTGCTTGACACGGTGATCCATCTTTGCCCGAGAGAAGATGGACCCGCGGGTCGCCCGCGGGTGACCGCGCGACTGAGTCATTTGGATCGGAACGCACTGTAGGTGTTGTCATAAGGGCCTGATGGGGCATGCACCGCCGTCTTGCGTCTCTCTGTATTCGATGTTGGGTGAAAATCCGCTTGACAGGGCGGGGAGTGCTGATCATCAGGAGACTACATGGTCAATGGTGCGATCTCGGAGGCCAGCGGACGAAGCGCCGGCCATTCTTATGTAAAACATTTCATTTTGGTAATGATTGGTCGATCTGACAGTGATGAATAGATCGCTCACAGTCTTTTGGTTGGTGATCTAATATCGATGGTGCTTGACGAGATGGGGAGTGTTGACTATCCAGGGCCTACAAGGTTGGTGGTGCGAGTCGCGCCGATAGACACGGATTTGTTTTCAGTATCGCTCCGACTCATGCTATTTCGTAATTGTGTTTGGTCCGCCATCCGTCGGCAATATTGCCTTCAAAATGCGATTTCGAACGAAATGCAGCTTGACAAGTCCGGGAGTGCTGATCATCAAGAAACTACAAGGTCGATGGTGCGACCACTCAGGCGGCGTGGACGACCAAGTATGCTTGCCGTCGCGAAATAACACAAACATTTGTGCCGCATCCTGAATCGTAGAGCAGCGAGCTGTGTGCGCCGCGATTTGCTCGGCCGGGTGATCGTGGGCGCTGTTCGAATGACACGGCTTTAGGCGCGATTTCCTGGATGAAAGGCCGAACATTTTGTCTTCGAAGCGCGGACAGTCATGCGAGCGGCCGCGACGCTTGTGGGTTGTCCGGAGCAGCTTCGGAGTTCAACCATCTTGCGTGATGGTGTCGCAATGACGCGCAGGGAATGTCCGGATTCAAGGTACGGTTTCAAGGATGACGCGATGACGATGGACTTTCTGGAAGCTGCTTTCGACTGGGCGGACTATCGCGACGTGCCGGTGGCCGCGTTTCGGGACCGTCTGGGGAGTTGGCACGTCAGACTCACATTTCGTGACGCGAGCGGATGGTTCCATGGAAGCTGCCGTGTTCGACCCCGGGAACGGGGCATGGATGAAGGATATGCCGAGATGGTCTTTTCGATGCTGGACACGGCATCTGCGCAGATACGCGAGGATCGCATACGGGCATTCAATGCCTTGCCAATGAGAGTCGGAGCGGGAAGGGTCGGGCGGCTCAATGTCGTCAGCCGCGAGCCTGGGGATGTCCGGCGGAGCGTTGAGCACCTTTTCAATCCGCGCCTCGGGCCGGGACGCAACGAGGTGGCTCCCTTGCGATGCGCGCGTAGTTGATCGCCGGAAATCGGGCCGGTCGGGCTTCGATAGGGCTGCGCCGATGGCGGCGGGGTTGGCGTTGATGCCGAGGTCCGGGCCTGCATCATCGTCTCGTTTCAATCAATCGGAGGGAAATCATGGCGGCAGCGACAGTGGAAAGCGGCGGGTCGGGCGGCCCGTACAAAGGGATCGTCGGCCGGCATTTCGGGTATACGGGCGACCCGGAAGCGATCGCCCAGACGGCAGGATCCGGTTATACGCTGCTGGTTGAAGGCGTTCCGCTTGCGACGTCCCGCGCCATCATCGTTCATACGGCGACGATGCTTGCCTCGGCGGGCGCGGTGGTCCTCACCGGCACGCTGCCGGGCGACAAGGTCGTGAGCGTGACCGATCTGTCCGGCCTGGCCGACGTTTCCGGATCGTTCGATGGAACGGTCTCGGTTGGCGGCCAGATCCAGCAGACGGCCGCCGGAACGGCCGGGCACGTGCTTCTGGCCGTCGTTCTGCCCCAAAGCTGATGGCCACGATGTATCCCGCCCGGGTCGTTCGCGGTCGCCCGGTGTTGGGGTCATGCGCTCTATTGCCGGTTCCAATTTGTCAGCCGGTGTGAATCGTGGGAGTCGGCGGCCACCGCGCGGCGTCTCCGGCGGCATCAGCGAGCGAGCCATCGCGTGCCACGGACGACGCAGACGTTGCGGAGCCGTCCTGGATTCCCAATGCGGGGCCGCAGACGGAAGCGTTGTCAACGGCGGCCGACGAGACCCTGTACGGAGGCCAGGCGGGGGGCGGCAAGACTGACCTGTTGTTGGGCCTTGCGCTCACCGCACACAAGCGCTCGCTGATCCTGCGGCGGATCAACAAGGATGCCCAGAAGCTCGTACCGCGCATGGTCGAGATCCTTGGCTCTCGCAACGGATACAATGGTCAACTGCAGCGGTGGACCGCCGGCGCGCTTGGTCCCGGCCGGCAGATCGACTTTGGCGGTTGCGAGCTCGAACACGACAAGCAACGTTACAAGGGCGATCCTCATGACCTGATCGGCTTCGATGAAGGAACGGATTTCAGCTACTCTCAGTACCGATTCATCATTGGCTGGAACCGCTCGGCTGATCCGCAGCAAAGGTGCAGAGTCGTGGTGACCTCGAACCCGCCGACAACGGCGGAGGGAATGTGGGTGATTGCGCACTGGCGGGCCTGGCTCGACCCGCTGCATCCGCATCCGGCGACGGCGGGCGAGCTGCGCTGGTACACGACAGGACCGAGCGGCGAAGATCTGGAAGTGGACGGACCGGGGCCTTTCGACATCAGGGGCCGCACTGTCAGGGCTCGTTCGCGCACATACATCCCGGCGAGGCTTGAGGACAATCCTTATCTGGCCGGGACCGACTACGCCAGCGTGCTGGATGCGTTGCCCGAGGAACTGCGTCGAGCCTACCGCGACGGCAATTTCTCGACCGGGCTGAGCGATCAGGAATTCCAGGTCATTCCGACCGTGTGGATCGAAGCGGCACAAGCGCGCTGGACAGCGGAACGACCGCGGGGCCGGGCGATGACGGCGGTGGGAGTCGACGTTGCGCAGGGGGGCGAGGACAAGACCGTGGTCGCAACCCGCTATGGGGGATGGTACGCGCCTCTGATCCGTGCGCCGGGTTCGACGACGCGCACCGGCGACGATGTCGCGGCTCTCGTGATCCGTGCGAGGCGTGATTGCTGCCCGGTCATCGTTGACGTCGGCGGCGGCTGGGGTGCCGACGCGGTCGGCGTGCTCGGACGCAACGGGATTGAAGTCGTGGGTTTCCTTGGACAAAAAGTCTCAAATCGCAAAGACCGCAACGGCCAGCTCAAGTTCAAGAACAAGCGCGCGGAGGCTTGGTGGCGCTTTCGTGAAGCGCTTGATCCCGAGCAGGAAGGCGGATCGGCAATCGGGCTGCCGCCAGACGCGACGATCAAGGCCGATCTGGCCGCGCCGACGTTTGAAGTGCGCTCAGGCGAGATCGTGATCGAGCCGAAGGAAGCGATCAAAAAGCGCTTGGGGCGGTCGCCCGACGATGGCGATGCGATCGTCATGGCACTCTCAGAGGGAGACGCAGCACTGACGCGGCAGCAAAAGCGCGAAGCGCCGTCCCCGCCCGTCAATCGCGGCTACGAGGCGATCAAGCGAAGCTTCGGAACATAGTTGAGAGATGGGAGTCCCGGAATCATGAAGCGACGCGTACCTCCGCTTCCGCTCGATGAGATCGTCCGCGCGCAAAACATGGCGGCGGCAGGCGCCTCGATTGCCGACATCGCGCGCGAACTCGGGCGGCCTGCGCATGAGGTCTTGTATCTGGTCGCTCCTGAAGCGGCCCCCCAAGCACAGCCGCACGTGATCCGCGGCTACACCGATGTCAAAGAGGACTATCGTTGAGGGCGATCGAGCCATGAGCAGTTTGTTCAAGGTACCTACCCCGACCCCACCCAGTCCCGGAGCGCCGCCGCCGATGCCCGACCCCTACGGCGCCTCGACCCAGGAAGCGAAGCGCAAGGAAGCCGCGGCGATGATGGCGGCGGGCGGCCGCACATCGACGATCCTTACCACCGCGGCCAACCGCGGGGGATCGGCCGCTGGCGATTATTCGGCCAAGACGCTCGGAGGCTGATCATGCCGCGCAAGCCCAGGACGCAGCGCGATCCGCTGCTCGATGCAGTTATCGCCAAGTTGCCGGCGCACGATGCGGGCTTTCCGGCCGCCCAACGCGAAGCATGGATGACGCTGCTGCGCCACGCGCTCGACATGGCCTACGGCGCAGAACGGGTCCCTGTGCAGGCGGAGACAACGCACGGACGACAGATGCAGGTAGACATCCATCGTCAGTCTTCTGCCGCCCGCGGCCTGATCTTCCACGTCGATGCCGAGGGATTTGCCCGCAGTCCGGACGGCCGAGAGATTGTGGCGCAGGACGTTCCGCGCGGAGAGACATTGTGGGACCTGCGGTCCTCCGGGGCAGGCGATCTCTCGACGGTTGTCTGGGCGAATGGCACTTGGCCAGCCGCCGCGCTCGCAGGGCTGGTGAATCTGAGGGCGGACGATCAACGACAGAGGGCGGAAGACAAATGAGATTGCTCCTGCCGGCTTCATCCCTCTTCTGCCCTCAGTCATCTGTCGTCCGATGAAAGAGCGCGTCCAAGAGCTGATCCGCCAGGGCGACACGCTGTTCAGCAAAAAATATCCATTGAACACGTTGTGGCAGCTGATCGCCGAGCAGTTCCACGTGATGCGGGCGGACTTTACCCGCAAGCGCTACATCTCCGAGGAGTTCGCCCGCTATCTACAGACCGGCGCGCCGCTTTTGGCCCACCGCGATCTCTCCAACCAAATCGCCGCCATGCTGCGCCCGCGCAGCGTGCCGTGGTTTGCGGCGCGCACTGGCGACGAGCGGATCAACAAGAACGCCGGCGCACTGCAATGGCTCGATGCCGCTACCGACACCATGCGGCGCATCCTCTACGACCGGCGCTCACAGTTCGTGCGCGCAACCAAGGAAGCCGATGGCGACTACATCGCCTTCGGCCAGGCGGTGATCGGGATCGACGAAACTCCTGACCGCACAGGGCTGCTCTATCGCACCTGGCATCTGCGCGACTGCGCCTGGCAGGAGAACCCGGAGCTCGCGATCGACACGCTGCACCGCGCGTGGAAGCCGCAGGCGCGGCAGCTGGTGCGGCTGTTTCCGTCGACCGTCGACGCCAAGGTGCGGCAGCGGCTCGAGAACGATCCTGCGGCGGAGATCGATTGCCGTGTCATCGTGATGCCGGCGGACGAATACGATTCGCCGCGGCTCGAGGGCGCATACCGCCGCAGGCTGCCGTTCATCCGCATCGTGGTGGACACGATGAACGAGACGATCCTTGAGGAGGTGCCGCAGCATGACCTCGGCCACGTCGTCCCGCGGTGGGTCACGATCGGTGGCTGGTCGCAATACGCCTATTCTCCGGCCACCGTCGTCGCGCTCTCGGACGCACGCATGCTGCAGCAGATCACGCTGACTTTGCTCGAAGCCGGTCAGAAGGCGGTCGATCCGCCGTTGATCGCTGTCGGCGAAGCGATCCAGGGCGGTGGCATCAACGTGCAGGCGGGCGGTGTCACCTGGACCGACGCCGACTATGATGAGCGCACCGGCGAGGTGCTGCGCCCGATGACGATCGACCGCTCGGGGCTGCCCTGGGGCGGCGAGCGCGAGCAGATGATCGGCGAGGCGATCCGCAAGGCTTTCTATCTCGATCTCTTGCGCATGCCGGACCCGACCGCCGGCGGCGAAAAGATGACCGCCTACGAGGTGCAGAAGCGGTGGGAGCAGTACGTGCAGCAGGCGCTGCCGCTGTTCGAGCCGATCAAGGACGAGTACAATTGGCCGCTGCTGGAGCTCAGCTTCGCCCGGGCCTTCCGCATGGGTGCGTTCGGCTCGCCGCTCGACATGCCGCCGGCGCTGCGCGGGGCCGACATGCAGTGGAAATTCCGCTCGCCGATCGAGCAGGCCGAGGGCCAGCAGAAGACCACGTCGTTCACCCAGGTCTCGCAGCTCCTCGCCGCGGCGATGGAGATCGAGCCCAATGTGCGCGCCGATGTCGACATCGACAAGGCGTTTCGGGATGCGGTCGCCGGCACCGGCGCGCCGGCCGATTGGTTGGTCGACGAGAAGCAGGCGCTGGCCAGCAAGCAGGCGATGCAGCAGGCCCAGGCGGCGCAGCTGCAGGCACAGCAGCTGGCGCATGTGGCCGAAGCCGGCGGTAAGGTCGGCGCGGCCGCGAAGAACGTAGGCGACGCGGCGCAATCGCTGCAGAATGCGGGGATGCTGTGAAGCGCGCCGGTCCGTGGCAGCGGAGTCCGTATGATGCGCAGGCCGCCTATGCACTGCAGGCTCTTCGCAAGGGCATCGCGAGCGAAGGCCAGCAGCAATATGCGCTCGATTTCATCATCCGGCACATCTGCGAGACCGGTCGCATGAGCTTCTGGCCCGGTCCCGGTGGAGACCGGGCGACCGCGTTCGCCGAGGGCAAGCGCTGGGTCGGCAACGAGATCGGCTACTATCTGCTGCCGGTGCCGGAGCAGTTCGTCAGGCGTGGTCCGGACGGCGCTGCGATCGTCAGGGAGCCATCGGAGTGATGGGCCATCGCGAGACGCTCAGGACCGGCCACGAGCTCGACGCGGCCAGCAGGCGATCTCGCAAGATCCTGCCGTGGCGCGCCGGGCGCCGTCATCGGGTCAAGCGTCAGTTGGCGCGCCGAGCGCGCAAATGAAGGCAACCGAGGGGAAATCAATGACCATTCCTGCCATAGTCTTGATCCTCACTATCATCACGCCACCTGACCGGCCGAACATGCAGCGCACGATGCCCGAGGCCTCGATCGAGAAATGTTGGGAAGACGCGCAGGCTTTTATCGCCGGCGGCATGTCGAAGGTCGAAGGCGCGGACGGCGCGCACGGCATCGTCGCCGCCTGTGCGGTCCGGATCGACGAGCGGTCCTGAGACGAGGTACACATGACCGAAGCTTCTACGCCGTCGACCGTCCCGACATCGTATCCTGCTCCGCCGCCTGCGTCGGCGCCTTCTGCGCCCGATCCGTCTGCGGTTCCCCGACTTGATCGGGGCATCGCTGGCGGTGCCGTCGATCCGGGTAAGGCTGGCATGCCGACTTCGGACTGGCCGCAGGACTGGCGCGCCAGGTTCGCCGGTGATGACGCCGATGCCCTCAAACGGCTCGAGCGGTTCCAGGCGCCGGCCGACGTGTTCAAATCGTATCGCGAGCTCGAGCGACGTGTCTCATCAGGCGAGCTCAAGGCTCCGCCCAAGCCGCTGGCCAAGGAGGCGAGTCCCGAGCAGGCCGCCGCGTGGCGCAAGGAGCAGGGGCTGCCCGATAGTGCCGAGGCGTTCGTGAAGGGGCTGGCGTTGCCGAACGGCGTGGTGCCGGGCGAAGCCGACCGGGACATGCTCGAGGCATTCGCTGACACTGCGTTCAAGAACAATTGGACCGGCGATCAGTTCAACCAGGCTGTCGCCTGGTATAACGAGCAGCAGGACGCGCGGCAGGCCCAGCAGATCGAGCGCGACGAGGCTTTCAGGCAGACGGCTCTCATCGAGCTGGGCAAGGAATGGGGCCCGCAGCAGTTCCAGGCGAACCTCAACGCCATGCAGAACATGCTGGCGCTGTTCCCGCAGGGCGTAGCGGACAGCCTGCTCGCCGGGCGCATGGCCGATGGCTCCCGCATCGGGGACAATCCGGGCGTACTGCGCGCGCTCGTCCATCTGGCCCGCGAATTGAACCCTGCCGCAACCGTGCTGCCCGCCGGCGGCGATCTCTCAGCCAAAGGCATCGAGGGCCGCATGGCCGAGATCCAGAAGATGATGGGCGACTATCGCTCCGACTACTGGCAGGGACCGAGGGCGGCCGACCTGCAGAAGGAATTTCGTGACCTCGTCGAGGCGCAGGAGAAGATGCGCGGCCGTCAGGCCGCGTAACCGATGCCGGCGAAGGCGGGAGAAACAGCCTTGCTGATAAGGGCTGGATGTTGAACGCTTGAGTAAGCAAGCCGCACGCGCGTGCGGCTGACGGGTTGCGGGTGACCGAAAGCGGAAACCCTCGTCGATTTCAGATCGGTCAACCCGCTCAGCGGCCCCGATCACCAAACGCCAATCCAACGCCCGGACCTACGTCACTGCGGCCCCCCGAGCAAGGTCAACCCGCAAGTGACGTCGCGTCCGTCAACCGAAGGATGGACCAGAACGCCCACCGGCCAGAACTGAAAGGACAATGCCATGGCCGATACGGCATTCATGATCCAGTACCGCCAGGAATTCGTCGCGGCGTTCGAGCAGGGCCAGTCCTGGCTGCGGACCGTTGCGACCACCGAGGCGGTGATCAAGGGCAACCAGGCGATGTTCCTGGTCGCCGGATCGGGCGGTGCCATGGCCGTCACGCGCGGCGTGAACGGCATGATCCCGTCCCGCGTCGATTCCCTCAACCAGGTCCCCGCCACCCTGGTCGAGTGGCACGACAAGCCCCAGCGCACCGAGTTCAACATCTTCGGGTCTCAAGGCGACGGCCGCCGCATCATGCAGATGACGACGGTCAAGGTCATGAACCGTCAGATCTCACAAAAACTGGAAATCGAAGCCTATTCATAGACTTGACTGTGTCATGCGCGGACAAGACTCGGGGTCCGGGACACGATGGGGACACGGATTATGGGCTGGAACACTCCAAACCGTCCAGGAACGTGTTGAGATCCGTGGCGAGAACAAGTGTCCGTCGCCCGCATTTCCTGACTTTCAGTTGTCCATGGTCGATGGCCCTGTAAATCGTGGAACGTCCCAGCCCGGTGAGTTCCATCACTTCCTTGATTGAGTAGGCCAGTTTGTTTTCAGAATTGTTGTCCATGGTCAGTCGTGTGTGTGCGTGGATGGTTCGGGGGAGATCTAATGCCCCGGTGGCAGAATTGAAAGTGCAAGCTGGAACGGGATCTTATCCTCAGTTTGACCGGAGCCTGACCAGTTGCTACAGCCATCGAACCACCAATCAAAATCCTGGGAATTAGACCGTGGAAACCCTGCCTGCCATATCTCCCCAGAACAACATCCCGTCCCTGAACTCTCTCCATCGGGAAATTTCCAGGATAACGAATTTGGATGACCTGAAAGATTTCCATGTTGAATTTGAAAGCGAACTTGCGCGATTGGAAAAGTACGCCAAAAGTCTCGGGGATACATCTCGACTGGTAGAAATCGCAAAAGCCAGGACGTGGATGAGACGGGAGTTCGGGGGAGTGATTATCAGGTTGAAGCGACTGGGTGCACTGGCAAGGAGAGGTCGCCCCCGAAAAACGTCCGATGAAAGTACATTATCGAAAACGCTCAAGCATCTGGGAATCAGCCGAAACAATTCATCCGTCTGGCAAAATTGGTGGAGAATGCCAGATGGGGAGTTCCAGAAGAAAGTTGTCGAGCCAGTGATCAGCAAAATCCTTTACGCAGACAAGAGTGGGGAACGTGAGCATCGGAGAAGGGAAAAGCAAGAAACTTTGTACGGGGGGAACGGGATCAGGGTCGATTCTCATATCCATGTCGGGGATTTTCGGGAATTGTCACCCCAGATAATTCGCCCCAATTCCGTCCCCTTGGTCATGACAGATCCGCTCTATAACATGGAATCACTCCAATCAATTTTGGACCTGGAGAAGGAATCAGCTCGAATCCTGGTCGATGGGGGAAGTCTGGTGTTCTACGTCGGTCATGTCATATTGCCCGATGTGATCAAGATGATGGGAACCCACCTCCAGTATTTCATGACACTCGCCACGGTCTTCGAAACCGGACGATATGCCATACTGAGGAAACATGGTGTCGTCTGCAAACACCTGCCCATGCTATGGTACGTCAAGGGGCACCGTGGGGATCCTCAGAAGTTGATTGATTCCGCCGTTGTTAGCAGGAAAGCCGAGAAGAAGTGGCACCCTTACGGGAAAGCCCAGAGCGATGCAGAATATTTCATCAAGCATCTGACTGGAAAAGGCGGGACGGTGGTCGATTTCTTCTGTGGGGGTGGCACGACATTGGTTGCGGCGGAAAAACTGGGAAGGAAATGGGTGGGGTTTGAAATTGACCGGAAAGTTGCCAGACGAGCATCACAGAGAATCGAGGAGTTTCGGAATTCCAGATAGACGATTGTTTCGCTGTTTGAAATCGTGAAGCATTTCCTGGGACTGGGGAAGGATCTCGCCCGTTTATCCCGACTTGTAATCAGACTTCTCATCCAGCCCCAGACTTGGATCATAGGAGGCCGGTGGGAGCTTGACGATTTTGCTGGGGTCTACGTTGCGTGCCAGGATAATCAGTTCTGAAATATCTCCTGGGTATTTCCTGCTCAAGGTCTCCCGTCGAATTTCAGTGTGGGATTTGTCTTGGGGCTTTCTGGGTCTTGGTGCCATTAGGATATTTTATCCGAATCACACAAACATTACAAACATTTCATGTGTCTCCCTGGAAGATGACACTGTCTGCCCGATAAATATCCAGAAGGAGAACAGACATGGACGATATCAGATATAACATACGAATAACCGAGCAGGAAAAGAAGGCATTGTTTGAATTGGCGGAAAAGTACGGAACCACGGCCGCCGAACTTTGTAGGCAAATCATCAGGAAGACGGTGATGCCAGAGAAGCCGTGCCTGCGATTGGACAATGGGAAATAAAAAAAGGCGGCACCCCGATGATGGGAATGCCGCCTTGTCGAACCAAGCGAACAACAAGACACCAAACCCAGATAGGATAGAAGTCTAGTGTCACGATTATTTATTGAAAAAGGATGGGAATAACGAGAATGGACAGCAAGCAATTTGCCAGCTTCAAGTTCAAGGTCCTGGATAGAATCTCGATTGACGAACGAATTACCGGAAAATTACCATTCGCGCTCCTCACCAGGATTGTGTGCCACTATCTCAACAGTGAAAAGCAAAGTGCATGGCCATCGGTGGAAACCCTGGCGGGAGACCTGAAGGCCAACGTGAGGAGTGTTGAACGAGCACGGGAGCTCCTGGAGAAATGTGGATATCTGGAATTGTTCAGACAACGTGGGCCTGGGAATAGGAACAGGAGTAACACGTATCGAATTAGATTGCCGGCGGACTCTGACCCCGGTGTGCAGGCCGGGATGGACCCCGGTGTGCATGTCCATTTGACCCCGGTCTGTGCGCCATCATCACCCCGGCGTGGAGATACATTTGACCCCGGTCTGCACACCGGGTTGACCCCGGTCCATACACCGGGCAATACCGTATATAAGAATCCGTATATAAGAACCCGGAGAGTAGAACAGACCCCGGGGAGTGAGAGTGTGAACCACCAAGGCGAAGTTTCTGACCCGGAGCGACACTGCATCCAACTGAACTCTGGAGACTCATTCCACAGTCATCCATCTGATCACCTTCCCGCTGGAGACTCATTCCACAGTCATCCATCTGATCACCTTCCCGCTGGAGACTCATTCCACAGTCATCCATCTGGTCGCCTTTTCAGTTCTCCAGGAATCCCACCGGCCCCGAACACAAGTTCAGTTGGTTCGCGACATGTGGTCCCGTACAAACCTGACGTTGCTGGTGTGCCGCCCCCCACCCTGGATTCCTTCTTCCACCAATTCCACCAGGTCTACCTTTCCCACTATCGCCATTCTTGGAACGAGATCGCCATTCGCAGGGAACTCTCCAAGCTGATATCGGAAGGGACTGACCCAGCCGCGATCTTGTTTGCGGCTAATAGGTATCGTCAGAAGGTCGGGGATAACAAATATCTCAAGAATCCCTTGCGATGGCTACAGGAAGGAACCTGGAGAATGCAATTGGTTGGAGTCACGATCGACGAGGTAGGAAACCCCGTCGAGGACAACAACACAGATGTCACAGACGATTATATGAGTGAGCTATACCGGGAAATGATCAACAGATAAACAGGAGGAAACCACTAGAATGCAGGATATAACAACAGTCAAGGACGATACCGTAACCCAGGATGACCTATCCCCAGGTCGGAAGCTCCAGATCATGGCCGGAACACTGCGCGACATCTCACTCGGGCTCTCAGGTTACCGCGACGATGATTTCGAAGGTTCCATTGCAAATGCCGAGTCTCTTTTGCTCCAGATCGACATGATTAGGGAGAGTCTGGACGCAGCGTTACAGCCGGCCAAAAAGAAACACATACTTCTTTTCGCCCAGCAGATGGTGGTTGGTTGGCCAGGATCCTCGAAAGATAGGACCACCGAGAAATTGTTGGTAAAATCGAGGGCGGATATGGTCGTGGACGCATTGCCCAGTTCGGGTGCCTTGTACATGAGCTTTGTCCATCTGATGAGGAATTCAGCCTTCATGCCATCGGTCAAGGAAATCTTAGATACGCTGCACGAGATGGAACAAACGTTGAAAACCGCCAGATATCACGCCAGAAATCTCCCGGGCAAAATTATTCAAGTCACGGAACTCAGGAAGTCTTATCTTGCTGAAAGAGAGTCTTGGATTGCTGATCAAGATGAGATATAATAATACATACTTACGGAGGAAATCAGATGTTGTTTGAAGTCGCGCGAATTTCTGCCCAGGCTAATGAAATTGTTGGTCATGACCTTCAATCATGAATTCGCCAGGAACCGAGATAAAACCGGATGGCAGTGGAGCATGGACGACGTGGGTTACTGCTTTTCGAACAAGGCCGCTGATGAACTTCTTGCCCATGGTTTGATTTCGGAGAATTGCAACGGGATTCTCGACATCACACGTGACGGCAAAGCTTATCTATTTCAGGCAAATCGGTTTCCCACCATGCTCTATCCCCGCCGCCTTCGGTACAATTGCAAGGTCACAGATCCAGAGGTCATCTCCGCCATGAAGGTCATCCAGATAAAGCCGGAGTTGAGAAAGTTTGTCGGATAGGCGTTCCAAATTCCAGTCAATTCTCTACAAGTACAAGCCGGGAAGCGAAGTCTCAGACCCGATTGACGTTGATGCGCTTGCCGAACTTCTCAAGGGGCATCCACGTTATCTGGAAAAGGTCGGGGCGGGCATAGATCACTTCGAGGTCCGTCAACTCTGGAAGTATCCCGGATTCTGGATTGTCAGGGTGGACGGTAGCGAGACTGACTTTTCCTACCTGAAATGTCTCAACCCCCCAGCATCACCCAGGACCAACTTGTCGGACGCACTCCGCTGGGTGGTGAGGGGCGATATCATGCTACAGCGATCATTTCTGAAAGATGATGACGGCCTCATTCCATGTGCAGTCACCGGGAAGAGATTGAAACCAGGGGACGGGCATATGGACCACTTTCCAAAAACCTTCGAGTCCATCGTCAGGGACTTTCTGGAAACCAACTCACTCCAGATCGACGAGATTCAGATCAAGCCCAGTGAGGACGGCCGCATTGGATCAAAACTTGCGAATACAGAATTGGCCAGAGAGTTCAGGGCCTATCACAATCAGGCAGCCACGTTCCGGTTTGTTTGCCCAGAGATCAACCTGAAGGGATCGAGGAGGGCGAGGAAGGGATGAACTCACGCTGGTTTGTTTGGAATGCATAGCCGTTGTTTGAAGTTTGTTTGATCGTATGTTTGATACCCGTTTGCATTACCACAATACCACAATTCCACATCCCATGCCTGCCGACCGTATCCCCATCAGGTTCAGGATGTAGTATCAAATCCGCCGAGTTCTCCCCGATCATTACCCAGCGTCACCTTGAAACCGCCCTGGTCCACGTCCCCAGCCACCCCAGACCACCCCCCAGACCGCCCCTGCAAGCCCCAGAGATCGATCCTGGTGAGTTTTACGGGCTGGGACGGTGAACGGGCAGGGCTACCGATCGCGTCCCATACAGCCCCTACGCCCGTGAACACCCCCAGGATCCCCATTCCCAGGACGATTATACCGATGATGCGATTGGGGGGAGTGGGTCTGAGCTACTGACCTAGGGAGTTCAGTTATCCTGAGTTGTGCACTGAATGTGGTAATAACCCTTAGTGGAGATCGACAAGGATTGTTTGATCAGCTACTACCGTGTTCCAGACGGTGGATATGCCATGATTCAGGCGCAAGCCTTCTTCGACGAAAGCGGGTCACACGATGGATCGCATATTTTTTGTTTGGCCGGATACATTTTTCGCAAGAGTCAGGCGATCAAGCTCGGACACGAATGGCGCAGGGTGTTGCGTTGGAAGAAATTGCCTTATTTCCATATGGTAGACTGCGCCCATGGTAATGGCCCGTTCTCCAATCTGACCAAATCGGAGAGAATTGCGGTACAGACAAAGCTGATAGATCTTATCAAACGTCATTCCATGCAGGGCTTGGCCATAACTGTCGATCCTGACGAGTATGCCGATTTCTTTCCTCGACTTCCCATGGATGAAAACTGGTATGAAAAGGACGCCTATGGTTTTTGCGCACAAGTAATTATGACCGGGGTTGCGGAATTCATATCCAGAAACCCAATGATAGCGGCTATGACATATTTTTTCGAAGCCGGACACAAGAGTGCGACCAAGGCGGACAAAATTATGGAAGCCATGGTCAGTCAGCCCGAGGACAAGCGATACTTACGATATGCCGGGCACCGATTCGTGGAAAAGCAGAAAAGTCCCCAGGTCCAGGCCGCCGACTTGCTTGCCTGGCAGTGGTACACAGATCGGCGACATGAGCTTGAGGGGCGTCCACGCAGGAAGGATTGCGAAAGCCTATTGCAGCATTTCCACACAGTCGTTCACATCGACCGCAAAGAATTGAGTAGGATTGCTGACCAAACGATCAAAAGCGTAGCAATTTTGTCGGGACGATCCCTTTGAAGGATTGCCCCCATCTCCGAGCTTTCATATGACCCAGGAAGACCGTCGGGGAGACTTCAATGGATTGTCGGGGAGATCGAAGATAACTGGATCAGGGTAACAAGGTCGATGTCCCAGACCCCATCACACTCGGCAACGGGCTCGACTTCCTGCTTTCGAGCGACTTTCCTTTTCCGTCTCTTCTCCACGGCGGGATCCAGGGGAACGGGTAGATCAGATGAAACCGCCATGCCCGTGTGATTTGCCGGCACAAGATCTTCTCCAAAGTACTTTTGCCGGATGATTGACTTGATGTTCCTCAGAACCCGCTTGGCCTGTTCTCGTGTCACCGTCCGATCCTTTCCAACTGCGCCAATACAGCCTCGGCCTCCATACGCGCCTTCCGGAATGTCTGGGACGATTCCACTGATTTCATGGCCTGGGCAGTCTCCGTCAATTTCCGTAAGTTCCGCCTTACTTCCTCCCGTTGATCAGTCACCAGCAATTCAGGATAAGCCTTCACGATCAGTTCCGCCGATATGCCCAATGGGAGTTCTTTCCTTGTGGCGTCGATCAATAGATGACAATCATCCTGGGGCAAACTCGAAAGCAAGTCACCAAACAATTTCCGCATTTTGAAGGGCTGCAGGGCGATTGGATTTGGTCTCTCACCACCATCCTGAAATAGGTACAGCCGGCGGAATTCGAAATATGCGTTACTCTCTGACTCCTTCCAGGTGCATGGTTCATAGTCAAATGGTTCCGAAACAAGCCATGTCACCTTCGGGTCCAGGATCGACCGCAACAGGACGGCCACGGATGGGTGCCAGTTCCTTCGGAGGAGTTCAACCTGATCTTCTTCCTGCTTTAGACCTGCCACCCATGCAAACAACTGGGACATTGTAGCGGGTCTGGTTTTGGGGATTTTGTCACTTCTCATTCAATCTCCTTCTTTGTTTCTGAAATGCCCCGGTTCTGTTACATCCACATATACTCGGGGCAAGGGTGGTGAAAGGGAGATGGCACGGATAGGATACACCCGAGAAAATGAGAAACAAAAAGCCATCTCCCCATTCACCTGAGAACGAGTGTCGAAGTGTTTTATACCTTCCTCGTTCCCATGACACTTTACGAAAGCGGATTAGCCCTCGCCTTTCGCACAAGTTCACTCAGGGCTTGCGCATACCGATCGACCTTGGTTTCAGTTGACAGCCCCTCCTTCAGATCAAGATTCGATTTCTTCAAGCCCGCCGCGAATTGCGGTTTACCAGTCTCGAAATGTGCGGATGCCTTTATGGACTCTCGGTTTGCCGCCGCCTGTTTGGGCTCGATACCACCATCCCAATTATCACCAGAATATCTTGACGTGGAAGAATCCCGCGCCAGCTTTCCGACCTTTTGATAAAACCGCTCTCTGGCTTCTGGATTGAGTTCATCAGCCAGGGAAAACATGGCTTGCCTTAGCTGCTCGTGATATCCCTTGAGTTTCTCCAATCTGGCAGCCAGGGTGTTCCCGATTTCCTCCTCCGCCCATTCAGCCATGAGTTCCATCCGCGATTCTAGACTGCTTACATCTTTCGCCAACCCGTCGTGTCTACCTTCGAGATAGGTTAGGTTGTCTACAATCATCTCGAACTCCTCGCGCAAAGTCTGCTGTACTCTCACATCCACGGCATTTGAGAACATCGTCTCCAGCTTTTCCTTTGCCTCCTCCGTCAGGTCATCATCGTCAAACAGTGGGATCTTTTCAGTCATTTTCTTTCCTTTATGTCTGTGGTTTGATATCTCGCGGGGGGTCTCGAAATTGATCGTTGCCCAGCCCGGTCACTCTTGAGAAAAGGACCCGCAAATAGGACGTGGCATATCTATCAACAGGCGTCTCCCCCGAGCACATCCTGGTTATCTCAGTCATGTCAACTTCGGGATAATTCTTCCGCAATTGGAATCGAAGATCCTGGACCAGGGCATCAACGGCGTCTGGACTCAACAGCATGTAATTTGCACTTGGAACGGAAACTGAACAAACAAATCCCACCTTGGCAAAGCTCAAAATCTCAAAGCGTCCATTGTATGCCCTGACGATATTCGAGATGAAGTTCTGGAGTTCCTGTTGAAGGTCAAGGTGATGGCTTTGTCGCCCTGCCGGTTTCTCCACATTGACGCGATATCCATTTGTGAAAACATCAGGGTCAAGGGGATCAGTTGCTCGTTGCCCTGGTTTGTAGATCGCCATTAAGCTTTTGGTAGGTCTTCCTGTGCATTCCCGGTTTCCTTGGTGGCGGTTCTCCGATAGTTCCAGTCGCCATCAAACGCTTCATGATTTTCTGTTTTCTCCGCACGTCCCTTTTCCTGGGTATTTCTCTCTGGGACCTGTAACCAATTCCAAGCTCTGATCGACAGCCGACTTGCCCATCCGGAGTCAAGAGCAAATCGGTATGTCGTTTGCCGTTCCCATCTAGGACATACCAGCGGAAACCTTCTATTTCCCGTCCCTTTGAAGTGGGGGATTTCTGGCTTCTTTTCAGGATCTCGATGTCTAGTTTCCAGGATTTGCCGTTGATGTGAATATAGGAACCATGGGGAGACGTGACCGTTGTGAATTTTACCCCGTGGACTATCCCAACTGAATGCCCCAATCGGAATATTTGCTCGCGCCATAGGGTCTGGATCGAGATTTTCCTGCAATCTTCCACCGTGAAGCCCATCAGAACAAGTTCCCCACCCCGCCATTGTTGAAGTTGGTTTGGATGGAGTTTATGAAGTTCTGATACGCAATGAGATTTCCCGTGATTCCCATACCAGACCCAAAATCCCCCCGGGTGTAGAAACTCAAACAGGTAAAGCGGATGGTGATATCGACAATTGATGGGGGATGGTGGCATGGAGTTCTTAGGGGCGTTGAAGGAAGGGAGTCCTGCGGGGGAGTAATTCACGCTTATCTGATCTATGATTGACGTTTTCATGGGAAAGAGAGTCCCCAACCAGTTCTGAGTGCAACCATTTGTCGGGCTACTGTTGAATTGACCCAGGGCATACTGTATCGCTACGTCCCACACACAAGGGAAACCGAAGAATCCTGAATACAAGCTCGCGCCACCAGATGGAAGTTGTGGAGCGGCGCCATCATTGAGAACCCTGATTATCTGATTGAGTGTGGCGGCCTCGGTTTCGTTCTTGGGGGACAGTCGCCATGTCATTTCCCAGGACTTGTAATCTGGGGATTTCAGGATTTGGATCAGCCACTGGTTCAACGTCAGACCCAGCCCCGCAAGAGTTCCCTGGGATAGACTGGATATCGTGTTGATCGTTTTCAGGGCGTTTTGGGCTGCCTGGGCGGTGGCGGCAGTCAGGGACGAGGAGAGTGCCCCAGACAGTCCACCCCCAGTTGCCGCTTGTGCCGCTATAGCCCCACCAAGCCCGACTGGTTGCGCCTCGAATATGACATGCTGGGAGTCGAGTAGGTTTTGGGGCAGGGGAAGGACGATTTGCCCGATGGTGTTTTTGACCAGGGGTTGGTTGATGTTTGTGCGGTCCAGGTCGCCATATTTCAATGTAATGTAGTAGATCGGCAAATCGGACGGAAATGAGAGATTGGAAACTCCCGTCGAAGATATCTGGTCGGTGGTGAAATTCTGCTGCGGAGCCACCCCAGAGAAATAATCGGCATAGTTGATGGTGGTGGGTGATCGATTGGTGATTTGGGCGACGGAAAGTGCTGGGGAACTGGGCATGAAGATATTTACAAATGAAAAAAGGGGATGCCCAAGTTTATCTGCCATCCCCCCGTGCTCCCGGAACCCGATTCAATCCTTCCACCGAAAAGCCTTGAATCTCTCAGGGCTCAAACGCGAATACCGGACTGTATTGCTGATATTTTTGTGCCCCAAATAGTCCTGGATTGCGCGGGTGTCGATTCCGTCATTTGCGAGTTTGAACCCGGTCCCATGTCGCAGCATATGGGGGTGAACTGGGAATCCTATCTCTGCCAAATCGCCCAGTTTCGCCAGGGTTTTTCGGAATCCAGCGGCGGTGCATGGTCCCTTCCGTTCGGTTGTGAACACAAAGGACGATGGGGGGTCCTGTTCGCGTTTGAGTCGCCGCAATGCCCGAATTTCCTTTCCGTCCAGGACATGAGTGGACGGGGACGAGTTCTTGAGCCTACGGACATGGAGCTTGCCGCCTTCTAGATCCGCTTGGTCCCATCGCAGATCGCACAATTCCGACACCCGTAGCCCGTGCCTAAACGCCAGCATGATCATGGTGGCGTCCCGGTGACCATAGCGGCTGTGGCCTATGGCAGCCTTCTCCAGGCGGCTGACTTCGTTCTCGGTTAGGTGTTCCCGGCCTCGAAGTTGGTCGTTGGCGCGGCGGCTGGGGGTGCTGCGGGGGGCTTTCTCGGGCTGCGGTGGGATGACTTTCCCATTTTCAGGTTTTGGTGTCACGAGTTTCAGGTGTGATTTTGCCATAGTTTTGCTGCCTTCCGCTACTTAGACTTTCCCGAGAATAAGCCAAAAGTGGGAAAGTGTCCAGGCGGGGATGGGCAGCCAGAAGGGGGGTCCTGGGGGCTTACTCGACGATTTTGGCTATGTGGGCCGAAAGGATTTCCAGGGCTTTCCGTTTCTCTGGCAGGCGATCATACCTGTCATAGTGCCTGGAACCGACATCTGATCGGACATGATTGGTGAGTGCGTCCCGGTCTTCGCTACCGACCCCCAGCGCACCTAGACGTGTTCGGAAAGTACGGCGGAGATCATGCGGGGAAGGGGGGTCTGCAATCCATGACTTCTCAGCGGCCGTGTTCCCCTTGAGAGATCGGGTAAACCTTCCCATGGCAATCGACAGTGACGTTGAACGGTATGGGCCTAGATTTACGGGGGACGGAAACAAATATCCGTTGCGTCGGGTCCCCAAGGCTTCCCTGACGATTTCCCATGCCAGGGGTGCCAAGGGGACAAGGTGGTCACGTCCGTTTTTGATTCGGCTGCCTGGGATAGAGATCATCGCCTGAGCTTGATTGATTTCCGCCATTGAGATCCCGGCAGCCTCGGAAATGCGCAGGCCGGTCATCAAACATAATCGCAAAGCCAGACCCATGGAGCGGGTGACGGGTGGTTGGACGATTCCATGCCAGAACAAACGGATCATCTCAGCGTCGGTCAAGACCCGTGTCCCTGGCTTTTCCATTCCCCTCTTTCTCAGTCGAGCACACGGATGAGCGCCAATCAGATCCTCATCCAAGGCAAATGAGAAAATGACCGAAATCAAGGAATGGACGCGATTGGCCATTCGTGGTTTCCCTGCATCCACCAACGAATCTAGGAGTTCGATAACGTCCTTTCTGGTGATGGTATCGAATCTGCGAGTGCCCCATTTCGGAAGAATGTGGAGTTTCAGGATGCCTTCATCTTGGACAAGGGACTTTTTCCTTTCCCCATTCCGTTTCAGGTGCCGTGATAGATAACGCATCGCCAGGGAATTGAACGTCCTGGTCTCGGCGTCATGCTTTCCTTGTTTTTTGCTTACCGTGGGATTCTGCCCTTCTGCCACCTGTTTCCGTAGTGTGTCCGCGATTGATCTTGCCTTGGCCAATGGTACGTCTGGATAGGTGCCGATCGTGAACCGTTGGAGTTTTCTCGTGGTCGGATCTCGGAAACGGAAACACCAGGACGCCGCACCCCTGGTCGTTTTTTTAAATTTAAAGCCCCCGCACCCCCTGTCGGCGCAATACCGTCG